GTATGCCAGCACAGGCTGCTGCTACACTTGCACTACTGTTGAAAAATACTGCGGCATGTGCCCGTTGAAGATTGTCAGTGAGTTTGGCAGCCGACGGTTCTAGCACCTGCACACCCAGATGCTTTTGATAGTGTTTGGTTCTAAACTGTAAAAAATCTGTAGGCTTGTAAGCACCTGGGTGCGGGCGTACCATGATAGTGCGATCATTGTATTTTCTTATTTCATCAATTTTTTGTTGCAGCCATATCAATGGATCTAGGGCTTTCATAGCAAACCCTCCATCACGTTGCATACAGATCAATATGTGCCCGCCAGGATTGTTCTGTGTGGGTGCTAGCGAGATTCCCAGTGTTTGACTGATCTCTTGCCATTTAGTGCTGTTGCTGTTGTAGTTGGCGTATTCAGCTCGATCATAAAAAGGACCATCCAAACTGTAACGCAGGTAACTGCTGGCATTGTCTAGATATTTCCAGCAGCTGGCATCAATACACATGGTATGGTTACCTTGGCGTCGTTGTTGAGCTATGATTTCTTTACGCAGTGCTATGTTGGCGCCACCAGTGTTGGTAGTGGCCCAGCCCAGCATCACTGCCAGGCGGCTGGGTGTGTACCTGTGAGCAGTTTCTAACACAACTGTGTGCCCACTATTGGTCACACCAGCTGCAAAACTTTCAAGACATTGTGTTTTTCTCGTGTGCTTTTGAAAGTTGGCCACACTGGAAATGTAAACTACTACATCAACCATCGTTGAGTATTCCCCAAGCGGTGCCGTCGCGCATTTCCGCTTCAGTAAACTGACAGTAGGCCATGTGTCTTGCCCATGTAGCAATCTCATCAAGACTGGGACGTTTGATTGTTTCTATTTCGGCAATACTGGTACTGCAAACTGCTGCTGCTGCATTTGGTCCCAGTGTGATTGCAGGTTTGCCAAACAAGATGGCTTCGCCTGCTGCAATACTGCTGTAGGTAATCAAGCAGTACACATCTTGACTCAAGGCCATTTCTATGGTATCATCGTTTATACGAGTGCTGCGGCCTTGCTTGCGACGAATAACAACTTCGCGATCAGTATGCGCTCTGATCTCAGCTAGGGTTTGATTGAGCCAGGTTTCGAGATCTATATCGTAGAGATTTAGTAATTTTTGACTAGGCGGTGCCAGTAATATTTTACTGCCTTCGGCACGTACTTTTTTCAAACTGACACCGGTGCGATCAAATCTATCCGCAGGACGGTCTCTTACTGGTCCAAAATTTTGTACGTCATTGCGTGTGATACGATGATAATTTTTCTTTTTTCCGTTGCCAAAATAGCCAGTGTCGATGTAATAAAAATCTCTGCCATTGGCACGGCAAGTGTCCATTTGTTTGCGTTTGGTTATTCCGCGTAACACCACAGGTGTCTGTGTGTTTTCTTCTTTTGACCAACTGCTGATTTGGCCGCCGGCACCCTGAACAAAACTTTGTAATATGGGATCATACATGTGGCCTTTCCTTTCATATCTGTACTCGCTATCCAATGCCACTATGCGATCAACTGGCAATTCAGCAATCTGTTGCATGAGGGTTTGTTGTGTGATGCCGTAATACAATCCTTCGGGATCCACACGATATTTCAAAATGTCATTGAATAGTTTTTTTATCTCCGGAACAACCATGTCTAATACATGGGCATCCGGCGGTGGTAGCAATTCTAATTCTTCTTGATCCATTACTGGTCTGTCCTTTGTTGACAATGTTCTGTAAGGGCACGTTCTGCATGCCAATGTTCGTTCATAGGAGTGTGTTTGAATTCGTCAAAGCACGGCGTGCCCAGTGTGTAATGTAACAGTTTGGCATTGGGATTGGCCCCGTATTCGTCTGGCAACCAGTTCCATTCAGGAGACAGCTCCCCCAGGCGGCTGTCATCTATCCAGGAAAATCGATGCAAGAAAGCACCTGTTGATTTTTGTACAAATTCAGGATCAAGCTGTCTGTTGCGTATGGCATTGCAATTCCATAATATCACGCTAGACCAATTTTTGCGTGGATAATCTTCGTTTGGGCTACCTAGATATTTTTCTTTCATTCGCGTCTTGTAGTCGTGTTTGACTACCATGGCATCTTTGGTATATTGTTTAAGGTCCCAAAGTTCAGCAATGTCTCCACGCACAATCATGTCGCCATCAATGAAAATTGCCCAACCTTGATATTCCATCAAGTATGGTACTAAAAATCTTGTGTAGATAAAATGATTTGACCCGTCAGTGTGTGTTTCGGCATAGTCTTGGAACAAGTTCAGTGCCACTGGTACAATGGCCACTGGGCGACTGCTGTTGCGTATGATTGAATTCACACAGGTATGATAAGCTATGGCTTCCCTAGGATCGTATCCTACAAAAATAGGAATTGGTTTCATAATCTTGTGATGTCCTCTTCTACACAATTGTCTCCGTACTGTATTTCAATCAATCGCAGTGGTTGGTTGGTTTCATTGCACAGTTGATGCCATTCGTTTACATCAATCCAGCTGTGTTGATGTTTTGTCAATTGATCTTTAATGTCTCGATCAGTGCTGGAATCCAATGTGTACACTGTGGCTTCGCCTTCAGCCACAAACCAAAATTCTGCTCGTTGATCATGACGTTGCATGCTTAAACATGTTTTGGGCATGACTGTGAGTTCTTTAACTTTGGTGTGTGTGCCCACTTCGTGCAGCACATGATAATATCCCCAGGTTCTTTGAGTTTTCATGAAGATATTTATAGGCGTAGATTACACCTGGATATCTTCCATGCCTGCAGTTCTTAGCCGGACCACATGTCCCATTTGCCACTGTTTGGTATCTAGGCCTTTCATTATGCCCAGCCAGCGATTGCGTAGGTATGCCACTTCGTTGATGATGGTTTCGTAGTCAATCACTTCGTCTTCGCCTTCCACATACTTTTCTGCATCTCTACTGGTCAAGGCGCGAGCATAACCTTCTAGATATTTTTGGAAATGTTTCCTGCGTATTTTACGTAGTTGTATGTTGAGATAGTTCAACACAGCTTCAATTTCTTGCAACTGGTTGAACCGCTGTTCAGTGATACCCGGCAGTGCAGTGATGTTTTTTTCTACCACTCCGCCAATCTTGCAGTCTTTTTTGGCATCTTCAAGCTCACGCTCGTAATGACTAATAAAGTCTGGAATGGCAGTCAAGCTGACTGTTACACGGCTATACCACATGTTGCAGTTCTTTCTCTAACCAAGGAAAAGTTGTTGTCCAGGAGGTGCCTCGCCTGCGATCATTTTCAATAAGAAATGTTTTTAATTGCAGCATTTGTTCAATATCTGGTTGAGATTGACTATACCCCTGGACAATTCCTTGCATATATGTTTTGGCACGTAAATCTTCATCAGTTTGTGTAGGCATGATATCTAATATTGTTTGAAAATCTTTTTCAAAAATTTCGTTTCCTAGTATGTTAGGTATTAGATAAGAAGGTCCTGGAGCCACTACAGAAAAGTGATGGCCTATCTTATGACTTAATTGCCATATTTTTAATTTTTCAATTAACTCTGGCATAGTTTTAATTGTTAATACACTGATAGTTTGATTGATGTTCAGTGTCAACCACCGTTCTTGTAGCAATCGTTCAAAGTTAACAATCCATTTGTTCACATTCATTCCATGTCTGGTATATTCTTGTTCGGCACCAACACAATCAATGCTACAAGTCAAATCCATGCGTTTGAGCTTGCGTGTCTTGACTAAATTTTTAAATCGTTGGATAAATTTTTCTAATTTTTCCGGTGGCAATGTCAAATTGGTTATGATACAAAGTTCTAAATTTGGATGTGATGTTGATTCAAAATATCCTAAACAAGTTTCAAGTTCTGGCTGATAAAAACTTTCACCGCCGGCTATGGTAAATCTTACTAGGCCGCTAGAATATTGTTTCATCCAGGACCAAAATTTTTCCAGCATGGCTGAGTAATCTGTATCAATACTCTGTGATTGAAGAACAACTCCATTTTTTTCAAATTTGCCGTGTTTTTTATATTCTGAGTTAATTTGAGAACTAACGTTAGGGTCACAATACACACATGCCAAATTGCATTGATTATTAAAAAAAATTTCAAGTATTGTGGGTTGTACCGCAGTCAATGTAGGGTCAGACTCTAGCGCCGTTGGAGACTGATTAGGAATATTTAAATGTCGTATTCGGTCACTAGAACCGCCAGCTTGCTCAATTTTTTTACAGTAATAACAGCCCTTGTCGCCGGGCCATTGCCCATTCAACATAAGTGCTCGGTCTTGTTGTTTTTTTTCGGTGTTATGAAAAGTCTCAAATGTGTCTAAAGTTATTTTTCCTGCTGA